TGCAAAGAATGTATAATAAATCATTCATTTCTTGCAGATTTAATTCCATAAAGGTATCTTTTTTCATAATAAAAAAAGGGAAGAGTTATTAGCTCTTCCCTATCCTTTCTATTGTTTGATTGTTTTAATACTTATTTTTCTATACTCAACTTTTCTTACACATTTTTGGTAAAGAGTTTCGTCAAGTTCTCTAAGTTTTTTGACATCAATTACATCTCTTACTTCATCACTTCTAGTAATTTGGTGAGTTGCAGTTTTAGTCTTAACAATAACAGTGCCATTATGTTTATCTAAAATGGAATGTTGCCTTTCAGTCATAGCTTTATCATCTGCCATGACAGTTTTCTTTAAGTCCCTTCCAGAAATAAATTCAATTGAATGAACTTGGTCAACTGATAAGTTTCTTAAAGTTTTTATTTTACTTTGAGCCATTTTATTTTTCCTTTCGTTAAATGATAATATTAATAACTCTATTATATTATGGGATATAATAAGATATATGTCAACAAAAATAATTAAAAAAAAAATAAAAAAATTTTCAAGCTGAAAACCAGGTTGCAGCAACTGCAAAAAAAAAATAAAAAAAACTATTGACTTATATTAAATCTTATATTATCTTATATATATAAGATAACAATTAAGTATCTTATTAACGAAAGGAAGCTTATGCTACAATTAGATGAACATTTAAGATACCAGGTGAACCATTTTCATGGTTCACTATTTGACTTTATTTATAAATGTCATGAAGTGCTTGAGCACAACAAAGTCATTAACAACTTTTACAAAAAAGCTTGTGAAGTAAGTAAAACTAAAGCAGAGCAAAAAGTAAAAGATGAAATGCTTGCTGCAATTGCTAACGATACTATTAGAATGATTGATAGACACGACATACATTTAGCAGAGCATTTAAACGAATGGCTTACTCGCATTAAGGACTTAAACAACTTATAATAATCATAATCATTTTATGGGGAACTATCATAGTTCCCCATATTTCCAAGGCTCATTTCTCATTTACATATCATACCAACTAGCGATTTTCTGACCACCTGCAGGCAGGCGCTTGCTAGCCTGTACACCTATAGGCTAAGTTAGATATATGTAAACATTTGAAATTTATTTTAGTTTATCTATAATGTCCAAATGAGTAAATTGTTAAAAGTCGTGCCACTTACTCTTAAAGAAGCAAATGCTTTTGTAACTGAACACCACAGACATAACAAAAGATGTGTGGGTTGTAAGTTTTGCCTTGGTGCGATGTACGAGGATCGTTTAGTTGGTGTCGTGATTGTTGGCAGACCAGTATCAAGACGATTGGATACAGACCTTACATTGGAGATTAATAGAAACTGTGTTTTAGATGAGGCTCCAAAAGGTACCTGTAGTTTTTTATATGCAAAGGCAATGAAAGTGTGGCAGAGTATGGGTGGTAAAAAAATAATTACATATACAGTAGCCAGTGAAGGTGGGGCCAGTTTAAGGGCAGTAAATTTTAAAAAAGTTGCAGACACACCTGCTGTACCTAAACATCAAAAGGGATGGCGAACAAGAGATAAAAGAGAACATCAAGATGTTCAGTTAGAATTACGGTTACGATGGGAGAAGGTTCTTGAAGTCTGATTTAATGACAACAGAAAAACTGAGGCTCGAAGTAGAGAGGCTCTGGATTAAACACATCAAGTTATGTCAGGATCACTTTTTGTATTTTGTTCAGGAAGTCTGGCCAGATTTTATATGTCGTAAAGAAAAAGATAGGAGTAAGTGGGGTCATCATCAGATTATTGCTCACGAGTTTACGAACATTGCTGCAGATAAAAAAGGGAGGCTCATTATCAATATGCCCCCTAGACATACTAAATCTGAATTTGCATCTGTATATTTTCCTGCGTGGATCATTGGCAAGTATCCTAAAATGAAAATAATGCAGGTGTCACACAACACAGAACTAGCAGTAAGGTTTGGTTCTAAGGTTCGTAATATTATTGATTCACCAGAGTACAAACAAATTTTTGGTAATGTAAAGCTTCGTGAGGACTCCAAAGCCAAAGGTCGTTGGGAAACTAATCATGGCGGCGAATACTATGCAGCTGGCGTCGGTGCGTCCATCACGGGTCGTGGTGCGGACTTATTGATTATTGATGACCCACACACGGAACAAGACTCAATGTCAGATATTGCTATGGAACGTGCTTATGATTGGTATACGTCAGGTCCACGACAGAGGTTACAGCCTGGTGGATCTATACTGATGGTAATGACGAGATGGGCAGAAGATGATCTCACAGGTAGATTATTGAAGGCTCAAACTGAACCTAAAGCAGATAAGTGGCGTCAGATTTCATTTCCCGCGATCCTTGACTCAGGAAACCCAGTATGGCCAGAGTATTGGGAGTTAGAAGAATTAGAAAAGATTAAGTCAAGTATACCTATTCGTAACTGGTCAGCTCAGTATATGCAAAATCCTACAAGTGAAGAGGGTGCAATTTTAAAACGAGAATGGTGGCAACCATGGAGAGGTGAAAGTATACCTAATCTGATGCATGTAATTCAGAGTTATGATACAGCGTTTAGTAAAAAAGAAACAGCAGATTATTCTGCGATTACGACTTGGGGTATATTTTTTCCAGAAGAAGGGGGAGCACCTCATTTGATTTTATTAGATGCGATTAGGGGTAAATTTGATTTTCCAGAATTAAAAGCAGTGGCATTAGATGCGAATAAGTATTGGGAACCAGAAACGATTATTATAGAACAAAAAGCTAGTGGTGAACCTTTAACTCAAGAGTTTAGACGAATGGGTATACCTGTGATACCTTTTGTTCCTAGTAAGGGTAATGATAAATATACAAGGGTTAATTCTTGTGCACCTGTCTTTGAAAGTGGACAGGTTTGGTTTCCTTATGGAGAAAAATTTGCTGATGATGTGATTGACGAATGTGCTTCGTTTCCCAATGGTGCACATGATGATTATGTTGATTCTACGACACAGGCTGTGTTAAGGTATAGGCAAGGGAACTTTATTGAGTTATACTCAGACTATGTTGACAATGAAGATTTACCCCCTAAAGAATATAGGTATTACGAATGAGTGAAGAGTCAGAAGATAAACAAAAACAAGCTAAAAAGATAGAAACACTTGGTAAACTTTTTGGAACACCTGGTAGTTTATTTGATTTAATAAATTTTAATAAAAGACCAAGAAGAAGAGCACCAAGAGGTGAAAGTGTTTTTACACAACTAAAACGATTTAAAACAAAACCTGTTAAGGAAAACCCAGAGTTTGATATTGTGGGTAGACAAGTTCCTGATATTGAAAAACAAGTAAGAACAGATGTGTTACAAACTCTTAGTAATCTTGACCCTAAAATGGTAGAACCTAGATTAAAAAGAATGTCAAGAGACTTACAAGATTTAAACAGAACTGTATCTCCAGCTATCAGATCTAGCAAAGGTACTTTTGTTAATGTTAAAACAAAATTAGGACGGACTAAAAAAACAAGGATTACATAATGGATGATGAAGACAATCTGGAAGAACAGGTTAATCCTGTAGACGTGGAAGTTGAAGAACCTACTGAGGAGATCGTAGAAGAAGACGCGGCACCAGAAGAAGATAATTTCTACAAAAACTTAGCTGAGGATATGGACGATAGAGCCTTGACCGCTTTATCGAGTGACTTGATTACAGAATTTAAAAAAGATAAAGAGTCTAGAGGTGATTGGGAAAAAGGGTATACATCAGGATTGGACTTACTAGGATTTAAGTATAACGATGAAGGTCAGCCCTTTAAAGGTGCGAGTGGCGTGACTCATCCTTTATTATCCGAGTCTGTTACACAATTTCAGGCACAAGCGTATAAAGAGTTATTACCACCCGATGGTCCTGTAAGAACACAGGTGGTTGGTGATACGAGTAAACCTAAACAAGAACAAGCTCACAGAGTCCAAGAATTTATGAACTATATGGTTATGGACAAGATGGAGGAATACACTCCAGAGTTTGATCAACTGTTATTTTATTTACCTTTAGCAGGCAGTGCTTTTAAAAAAATCTATTATGATGAAATAAGACAACGAGCAGTAAGTAAATTTGTACCCGCAGAAGATTTAGTGGTTCCGTATTATGCAACAGATCTTATGGATTGTGAAAGAATCACACACATTATTAAAATGACTGAAAACGATGTGTTGAAAAAACAAAAAACAGGGTTTTACAGGGACGTGGAACTTGCAGCTACGCAAGAAGAAGATGATATTCAGAATAAATACGATGAGATTGAAGGGGTCTCGGACCAAGGACCACGGGACTATCAGTTTAATGTATTGGAAATGCATGTTGATTTAGATTTAGACGAGTATGAAAAGCAGAATAATGAAAAAAATGTAAAAGTTCCTTACATTGTAACGATTGATGAAGGCTCACAACAGGTTTTAAGTATCTATCGCAATTTTTCGCCTGAAGATGAGACACTAAAACGTAACGAATACTTCGTTCATTACAAATTTTTACCCGGTTTAGGGTTTTATGGCTTTGGTTTGATACATATGATTGGTGGTTTGGCTAAAACTGCTACGTCTGCACTACGACAATTGCTTGATGCGGGTACTTTGAGTAACTTACCTGCTGGTTTTAAGTCAAGAGGACTAAGAATTAGGGATGATGACCAGCCTTTTCAGCCAGGAGA